ACAACGCCAGCATTGTCATAAATGACACGACCAGAAGTTCCGCCTGTAACTGTTGTCGTGCCGACATTAATTGTGTTTGGGCCTGACGCGCCTGTCGCTCCCGTCGCTCCCGTCGGACCTGTTACAGTCGAAGCTGCACCAGTTGGTCCTGTATAACCAGTTGGACCTGCAGGCCCCGGAGCGCCATTAAGATTGACTGCCCAAGTTGAGAATGTGCCCGTGCCGACTGTGGTCGCAACATTGACGACCATTGCGCCAGTGACGGAGTTATAAGAAACCAGCGACCCAACCATTGTGTGGGTGCTGTCGTAAGCAATAAGAACCTGCTGACCGACAGTATAGGCGAGACCAGTGCCAACAGTCAGAGACTGCGTGCCCGTAGCAATCGTTAGGCTGGTCGTGCTTGTGGTGGCGTATAGATTGCCCTGAGCGCCAGTAGCGCCAGTCGGACCCGTGGGGCCCGTAACTGATGGACCTGTTGGACCCGTAACAGAAGGCCCTGTCCAGCCCGTGGGGCCCGTGCTGCCCGTGCTGCCCGTAGGTCCGACCCCGCCGCCCTGTCCCGTAGGGCCCGTGGGGCCCGTGGGCCCTGCAACCGTAGAAGCCGCGCCTGTGGCTCCGGTTGGGCCCGTCTGGCCTGTGGGGCCCGTAATTGATAAGCCGGTAGCGCCTGTGGCCCCGGTAGCCCCGGTTGCCCCTGTGGGCCCTGTGACATTAGACGCGGCACCCGTAGCGCCGGTAGCTCCCGTGGGGCCTGTGACTGTTGATGGAGCTCCGCTGGCTCCCGTGGGTCCTGTAGGGCCCGTCCAGCCCGTGGGGCCCGTAGCGCCGACACTTCCGGTAGCGCCCGTGGGTCCCGGCGTTAGGCCAGATATTTGAGAGGCAGTAACGCGAACAGACGTGCCGGCTTGAACAGCTTCTAGCTGCTCGCCACCTGTGAGCGATGTTGCAGCGGGGAGATTTGGGATCTGCACCGATGACAATCTAAATCTCCATCAGCTTATTGCTCTTAGCCCTGTTCTCTGATGCGGTTATAACCTGCAAATTCCAAGGAACATGCAGACCGTTGAACTTATCACCATTTAACGGATGGATATGATCAACTTCATAAACGACACCACTTTGAACCGTTCTAGCTAAAGCTATATCATAAAATTCTTGTATTTGCGCCAAATGAATTGCAGACAACCACTTAGGTGTTGCATTAATTTTTAACGCGCGTCTTTTTCCTTGCTGAGAAGCATGTTTGCTAGGGTATTTCTTTCTAGTTTTCCTAACATTTTCTCTGCATTTATCTCTATTATTATTTCTCCAATTTGTAGCGTTTTTGCGCCTTCTATCTATTTCTTCGACAGTAATATTAGCTTGCATTTTAAAATAAGATTTTTGAACTCTTAATTTATATAATTCTGGATCTTTTAATCTTTTTTGCCTAGTTTTTGCTCTATATTTTTCTGGGTCAGAATTATAAGCCCTTTTGCAAGACTTGCGAACATAGCCTCTAGTTTTTTCGCGGTTTTCAGCCTGCCATTTAGATGTTCTTACATTCCAGCATTGTTTGCATTCAAGGCGCAATTTTCCAGTTTCTTTCCTTATGTAGAAAGAACTTTCATCCTTTTCCTCGTTGCATGTTTTACAAACTATCAACGTAATGGCCCCGTCTGCGGAACTTGGCTAAATCCGTAAGGCAGACCAACATTTGCTGTGACCATTTTGGTCGTGTTGGTCAATAAAGAACCAGCCGATAATACAGGATTTAATTGATATGTGAAAGCTGTCGCGGTCGTAACGGTAACATCATAAAATCCATCAGCTGTCCCAATAGAAAGACCCTCAACCGATATTTGATTGCCAGTAGAAAGGCCATGCGCAGAAGAACAAGTAACAACCGCATTACCTATTCCATCGGAAGTAACAGAAATAAGAGAAAGTGTTACATAATACGCAGTCGCTGCACTATTATTTGTTTGCAACGGCATGACTGCATTTTGATCGAGACCCGGCTGCTCGCTAAGATCAGCTCTAGTTCCACCGATTTCTTGCGTTACGCGAATATTGCTATCCTCAGTAATACGCGTTTGACCGCCCGGAACAGGTATGCCCGTTTGAAGATTAGTAGAATTTGCTTGTGTGATTCGATAATCGCTTTCGGATCCAACATAATCTTGGACGCGAGGATTTAAAATCGGAACAGGATCCGCAGGCAATACAATTGCGCGCAGCTGCTGCTGCGGAACGTCGTTGCAGGTATCACAAACAAGAATGCGTTTATTGATTAAAGACGCGCCAGCCCAATCATACTGCCACTGCAGGTTAGTATGATTGTAGAGAATGCCGCATCTATCGCAAATGCCAAAGGCCTGCGGATTACGGGCACTAACTCTGGCGCGGCCATGAGGCCTCATCTCCAATACCCACTAAGCTGAGGCGAGATATATTGGGAAGCTGTTTCGACATTTTGATTTGCAGCAATATTATAAGCTTCATCAGCCATGGTCTTCATAGCTAAAGCTTTATCTGGAGCCCAAATAACAGCCAGACGTTGCGCAAGTCCATAAGCCATGGCCTCAAGCCAAATTGGCGGGATATCAACTTGCTGCGTGCCGTTCATGTTGGCGTCTTGAAGGCGATCCACCTTATAATATTTCAGGCTTGTTTGTGTTCCATCTGGCACAGGCCAGATTGTTACAGTTGGAGAAAGCAACCGATCAAACCAAAAAACAGTCGGGAATCCTTGCTGCGTTTTATTAGGATAAGACGCATATTCAGTGCGACTGATCGGCATAATGATTCGATCAATTGCAGGAGAACCATACTCAATATAAGTATCGAGCATCGTAACCGTGCTTGCATCAACACTGTATGTTGAAACACCTTGCAGAAGCGGAACAGTAACAAGACTAACTTGCCAGAGATTTACGCCTTGATTACTCCAGCGCGTAAACATCATGTTTGTTGCAAGACGCGCAGCATCCATGTGCTCTTGAAGCAATGCTGCAGGTCTAACGCCTATTAGTTGATAGGCATAGATCGTGAGCTCGCCGAGCGACGGGTTAAAAGTATAAGTGCCGCTCGTAGACATGAGAGCCCCTTAATTATTAGACTGGGCCGTTGCTGGACTGAAGAATTGTCGCGGAAGCAGTTCCAGATCCGCTATTCAGAAGAACGCGAACATATCTTGGCGTGCCAGAGAACGTCGAATATTTCGTTGTCGACTGACCAACCAAACCAGAATCTGTTGAGCTCACCCACTGAACACTTCCAATCGCAACAGCATTTGTTGGATCGTTAGGATCATCAAGCGTCGTTTGAACTGTGTAATTTACTGTTCCAGTAACGTCGATTTGGATTGACCAAAGGCCCGGAGCCCAATCATCAAGACGAGCCCAGCTGCTGCCAGCGACACCGTTCGTGCCAACCGTAATACCAGAGGCGCTCGTTGAACCGCTTGTCGTGATTGACGTAACAGTCGCAAAGTCTAGCGTTGTCGCAACCGTGCTGCCACTCGTGCCCGTCACTGTTTCGCTGATTGAATTTCCTGTGAAGCTAGTGCCATTAACAGTAAATGTAATGCCGCTATCGTTACCGACGTTGGTAATTAAAACGTGACGCGGTTTATCCAAAACAGCAACGCCACCCGTAACGAGCGCGCCGTTTAAAACAACGCTGCCAGCGCCCGAAACTGTCTGGCTAAGAGCAATATTATTCGCAGAAGCCGAAGCTAAAGGACCAACTGAAACGATAATCGGGCGCATTATGCTTTTCCTTTTGCACGCCCAGCTCGAGCCGCGGCGACATTATCGACCAAATTAGGATAAGGACGCCCTGCGGCCCTAGCCCGTGCTTTTGCCATTTTAACACCTTTTGCGCTTAAAGCTTTATGTTTTGCATCTTTAGGCGCATCTTTTTCCCAAAATGGCTTTGTCATTAGCAATCCCACTTACGCAGAGCTTTATTAATTCGGCTATTTGGATCTGCGGCTTTTGCAGAGCCGGTCATTTTCTTCTTCATACCGGTCATACGACTACAGAATGAAGAACGGCGAGACGCAGCCTTATCGCTTTTTGCTGCCTGTTCTTTTGATACAGGCGGCTTTAAATTATGGCCTTCAGCCTTAGCCGAAGCTCTCCCCTTGGCGTTTAATCCGCCTTCTGGATTTTTTCCAGCAGCCCTTTGCCATGCAGGAGATTTAGCCATAATCTTCTCCAAAATAACGACGAGGGTTCCAAAAAACCCTCGTCGACTTTGTCACCGACAAATCTCAGTAGTGAGAAGNTTTGCCGCGCGGCGTGCCAGAAGCAGCTGAAGAAAAGACGCCGCCGCCGCTTGCGCGAGCAGGCTTCTTACCTTTAGCTGCAGACGACATGACTTTGCCGCCCTTCTTCATGCAACCACCACCTTTTTTGAAGCCGTTGGTGCCTTCTTCCATTTCAGCGGCAACATGGCTGTTCTGAGCATTGTAAAGGGTCTTGCGAGAGCCCTTTGGATCAGGATTTTTAGTCTGCGATACCATTTTAGAGCCCTTTCTTAGACCTGCGTATTACCGAACAGGCCGGTAACATATGGCACCATGTAAGCTTGCGGCGACTGACGAACGATCAGCTTGTTTGCTCCGCTGCTTGAAGTAGCAGCAAAGGTTCCGCGAACGTCACCAGTTGTCGTGCTCGGCGTTGTGCGGTCAGCAGGAACATAGTTCGTAGCAGCCGTGATCAATGTCGTGCCCACAAGAGACGTAGCGTAGTTAACAAGAATGTCACCAAACGTGTCAGAACGAAGCGGCAAACCAAACACGTCAGCGGTGCCAACTGAGTAAGCGTGCGTCGTATCAGCAGTGCCGCCCGAAAGCGTAACTGACTTGATATATTTAAACGCCTTTTTACCCGTCGCCACACTGCCCGCAGAGATCGTGATGGCTTCTGACATCGGATAACCGTAGATGTCATAACCAGCAACAGTCGCTGTCGCATATGTAGCACTGGCAGCCGCCGTAACCGTCACAGCGCGGCCAAGAAGAGCCTGTGGGCTCCAGTTGGCGAAGCTTGGCGTCGTTCCATTAGCATTGCATGGAACAGCGCATTGAGCCGGCGTCTGGTAAGCAAGCGTAACCGTGCCAGAAGTGGCGGTCAGATTGCCATTGGTCTGATAGGTGCCGGTCGTGCCCTGAGAAACCGACGTGTAAGTGCCGGTTGTCGTCAGCTGCGCAAGAATCTGCGTGCCAGCAGCGGTGCCCTGTGAGACAGTGCCTGTCGTCGCAAGAACAACCATGCCGGGACCGATTGGCATCTGGTTGGTTGATGTCGTGATCGTCAAAACGCCATTGCTGAACGAGCCCGTTACTGATGCATAAGCATCGAGAGCAAGAACAGAATCGGTTGCGCCAGTATCCGCACGAACAAAGTTAGTGGAATAATAAACGCCGGTTGTCGAGGAGCTCGACGACACAACAGTTAGCGTCGCACTGGTCGGATTTGCTGACGCAACAATAGCTGCAGCAGAAGCCGAGTAAGGCACGGCGCTTAGCGTCGTAATGTTATCTACACCAAGCCACCCGAAGTCAGTTGCAGTTGAAGCTTCGCCGGGAAAATAGGTGTAGGGCAGTCGTGGATCTAGGATGCCCGTGCCTGCATAAAACAGGGACGAGCCGCCTATGTCCGGGTTGTATTCGCCGCCAAGAGCGTTCTGGCCGAATACACAAATTGGACCTGCAAAAGCAGTCTCAGTCATGTGACAAACCTCCTAAAGGGATGACGGGGGCTTTCGCCCCCGCCGTTGGAAAAGATTACGACGTCGGGAACGAGCCGTAAATTGAACGCCAGTTGTAATAACCGAAACTGTAACGTTCATAACCCTTTACGAGTAAGTTGTCAGTCACGAAGTCGACTTGCATGTCAGATTCGAACTTCACGCGCTCCATGTAGGAGAGGCCGTCGATGTTGGTTAGCAAGAACCAAGCATAGGCAGACGTCAAGAAGTCGTTGACCATGTAACCTTCAGGCAAGCCGCCTGCCGTCATCATGATCGCATTGACATCGTTGTCCGCTGTGCCGGGACGCAGTTCCGTCTTCGTAAGGCGGATTGCAACAGGCTCAAGCTGCGGCGGAACAACAAGACGACGACCGCGGGCGAAGACCTTCAGGCCAGCCTGATCTTTGAAGTTCGTGCGGATAGCAATCATGCTGTTCAGCAGCGTAGCTTCGTTAAGATCAACCTGAATCGTAGGCGTGTTCGCAACAGTGCTACCATCAATCGGATGCGACGTCGAGCAGAGCGCGACACCGTCACCGCCAACCGAGGCATTATACGTCGTCGCCGTGTTCAACACGTTAGCGCCGTAAATTTCCTTGGTCTGATGGAAGGACTCGATGAGGCCGAGGTTCGACGGCATAAACTGTGATTTATACAGGTTATCGTCGATTGCCTTACGCGTAATCGCATAGCCGAGAGCAATTTCAGTGTGCTCTTGGTTGTAGATGTAGCGTTCGCCAGCCGAGTTGTCGAAAGCGGTCTGGCCGCCTTCAGTCTTCAACTGAGCAAGACCCAAGAAGCGCATTTCCGCAGTGCGCTCAAGCGCCATCTTGGAATCATGCTTCGTGAAGATCTTGTCATACTGAGATGGGATCATCTCATATTTACCCTCAATCCCCCGGAGGCCCGGAAGGAGGAGGTCTTTAATGGC